GGCTAGAATGTTGCCTGCATTTAAAGCGAACACGCATGGCTTGCCCGTGGCCTCATGCACAGTCGCGGCTGTTGCCCAGCCCTCTGCAACATATGCAAAGTCTCGAATGGGTCCACCTATGACGCTGAAGTTGCCAATCACGGGGAGCTGGTAGGAAAACTTTTTCTTGCCGTCGGCATCAATAAACTGAGCGCCGACACGCTTGCCGCGCACGTCAATGATTGGGATGGTCAGCGTGTCGCCGTCCACCTTGGCATTGTGCAGCTTAATCTTTTTCTTCTCAAGATACGGGTGGTCGCTCATGGCGTCACGCTCTGGCCAGTCAATGTCAACTCTTGCCACCTCCAATTTAGGCGTATGTCCGGGCTGTGGCCACAATGACATATCGCGAAGTCTATCTTTAATTGATTTGTAATCGTTGCACTTGCGGCAGTTGACCATAACTTCGCCGTGGAACTCTTTGATCCAAAATCTGTCTGTGCCAGCGCATGATGGACATGGACCGTGATACTCGCCCTGCGCAGTCTTTTTCAGCTCAAGATTGCGTATGATGCTGTGGCCAAACTCGCTCCACTGAGCGGCTGGAAACTTGCTTTCTGAGACTGTGTTCATAATTGGCCTCATTTCTTCTGATCTAACTGGCCTGACTTCTTGGCCAACCCCTTAACGTGAGGATTGTTTACGCCAGTCCGAGACTTACAGTATTTAATGAACCTCGGCATATTGAGGTTCTCCTTTTGCGTACCCCATCTCAAATTGTCTGGCCTGTTATCAAGAGCGTCTTCATTGATGTGGATAACGATTGGCTTGTCTGCTGGTGGTGGTCCGTGGAATGCCTCACATATCAATCTATGAACTTTGTAATTTTTTCCCCTGTAGACGATGCCATAATACTTATGTTTAGCGGAGGATGACGCCTTAGTCTCAGTGCCTCTCACCCACCTTGTCTTATAGGTTCTAAATCCACCATTTGGCATTTGCTTCCTACTTTCTGGCCACTTCACCTCACCTAAATCGTTGGCTAAGGCACCGGGTACTTGATTTATTGTTCGTGTCTGCATGAGCAAAATCCTCCTGCCCATGCAGATACATTAGAAATGATACGGTATCAAGCCTAAAAAGGTATCTCGTCCTCAACGAATGAAGAGTTGGACGCTGGCGTGGAGACTGGCATAGCGAACGGGTCATTTGCCATTGGCACACCGTTCTCTGGCGCTTTTGCAGTTGCAGTAAATCCGCCTGACACAGAGTCAAACGGATCATCCGAACCCTGCATCTCAGCAAGGTCCAAGACCTGCACAGCACGCAGGCGCAGTGAAACGCCATTCAGGCTGCCTGTGTTGTATGGCACAACAACAACTGCGACGTTGACCTTGCTTCCGCTGGTCAGCATGAAATCATCCGGCAGTTTATTGCGTTGAGCGTCAACTTGCTTTGGTGGCTGTGTCTTGTCACCACCGTAGGCGCCTTTCAGCTTACACTTGCCGACGACTTCGCCGTCATCGTTGCGCTTGTATGGAAGCATTGCTGGCTTCTCTGGCCATTTGCGCTTTGTGTCCAGCGCCGCAGCGTTAGAATATGCCTCAATGCAGATGCGATGAAGCTCTTTTGCCTTCTCGTCGGACATTACAAAGCTCATCTCATATGCTGCACCGTCATCAAACGCATCGCATTTCACCGACTTGTTCTCATATGTATCGAACTTGTAAGTGGAATTTAGACGCGGATAACGCGCGGTGACTTCTGTAATCATGTGTTGCATTTTGCAACTCCTCTCAATGTTGTGCAGCACCCCTGCACCGGGATAAGTTAAAACGCCTCTTCACTGTCCAGCCACGCTGGCAAATGAATGGTGTTTAAGTCTGGCCAATTCGTGCCGTATTCCTCTGTCTCGACTGCGTGCTTGATGTCATGCAGCGCGGCAATCATTCGGTTGTGGGCGTGGCGCAGGTACATCTCAGAAAGCTCATGGCACGCAGTGACGTGCGGCGCGTCTTTCTCAATGCAGATGAAAATAAAATTCTCAACGCGAATGCCGTTTAGTTTTAGGACGTGCATGTAAAACGCAGCCTGCAAATCATAGCCGAACTGACGCACAGAACGATCAAAGCCCCTTGGTGATGCGTCTTGGGTCGTTTTGATGTCCAGTACAATGCCAGCTTGGCGTAGAAGACCATCTGGACGCGTCTTTAGGTCAATGTCAATGTCGGGGTCAGTGGCGAAGAACGAAGCCTCTGCAAGCATGTCCGGGTTTGTGAGCAAATGATTTGCCATGCGGTTTTGCAGGCAGGCGTCAGCCATATTATTTGCCAGCGTGTAATCCGCCTCGGTGAGCAATATCTTGCCAGCAGCATCGCACTCATCTTTCAGGTCGGACCACGCTTTGCCGCGCCGGGTCTCAGGCCCACGCACAATCAGGTCTTTCTCCGGCTCAAGCAACATAGCATGTACTGCGCTGCCCAATGCGAAGGCGTTGCTATCCTTACGCTCCGCGCCAAACAGATGCGCAATGCTTTTGTTTGCTGCGGTCTTGACCGACGTTGAGCCAAACGCATGATGCGCGTGATACTCTTCGTTTGTCATGTCTTCTGATTTGATAATTGTCATTGTGCTTCCTTCTTTTTAGCCGCTTGCCTCTTGTCGTAATATTCCCTGTCCGCATCGAGGCATTTTTGATAATATTCTTCTGCGTCACCATCAATGTCCTTCCAGATGTCCATTTTTGCTATATCTCTGCCAACCCAGATAGGATTAGTGATAAGGCAACCTTCAACGCTATCCATATTAGCAAGAGCAAGACCAACCAATACAACTCCTCTTGGAAGCTCGCAGTCAACTATTTCTTCGATAAAGTCGTAATCAACGTCTTTTTCCCAATCATATTCCATACTTTCCTCCATTTCCTCATTGTTCGCATATATGTTTTGCATATGCAATATCTAATTCAGGGGGAACTTCTTTTATTTTTTAGAAGTTCTATTGTTAAGGGGGTAATGACTTCCCGAAGTTGTTACCCCCTTAACGGACAGGCTGGACATGTCCGGACTTTGTCCGTGTCTGTCCATCACGCCACCTCAATGAATGTCTTAGCAGCGGCAGCCCATAAGATAATTGTTGGCCTTTGCTGGCCTACACGATTAAACACGTCTGCCTTTGCAATCTTGCCAGCATTAAATAGGCGCTGGGCTGCGTTGCCTGCTGTTTTGTGGTCAATCTCGAAATAATCTGCCAACTCTGCGGTGGTGTAATACCCGGCAGAAAGAATATAGCTCAGCATCTCAGCGTCTAACCATTCATTATTTAATGTTTGCGAATTATCTATGATTACTTTTTCGCAAACTTCATTATCATGCTGGTCTGACATGCTATCGCGCTGCAACTTCACAGCCTGCCAAGGCGTGCCTTTGTCCGACTTGTCTTGATAGTTAGGCACAAGCACAGCCTCAATCTCATCGCCCGGAGCAAGGTCAAAGCCCTCGGCAATGTGAACCGGGATGAAAACTTGCCCCTGTGTTTCTGTATCGCAGGCAAATGCAAAGCCATGAGCGTGCGCGTTTGTTATGATGATTTTGTTCATTTGCTTTCCTTTAGTTTTATGCTGCGGGCAATGCCCCACAATTTCTCAAGCGGCAATAGATTTTCCTGATCCATTGCCCAGCCTTTGCCGTGGCCAAGGTCAATCTCATACGCCTGATCCATAAAATGCGTCTTGGGTATGTATCCCACAACGTGCATCCGGTCAGGCGATTGCTGGCAAACCAGAATAGAGCAGTCAGCCTTGAACGCCTCGCGCTTCTTAAACAGTAGCCGCCCGGTAGAGTAGAACGTGGCCTTAACGTCAACAGAAATATCATCCAGCCAAACGTCTCGACCATCATCTACGCCGACGGCGTGGATGTGGTCGAGACCAAACACCTTCGACACGGCCAACTCTGCCTTGACGCCTAGCAGATCCAAATCAGCGTCTGACCTACCCTTGTCCCTGCGCTGATTAACAACGCCAGAAGCACGGGCCAATTGCCAGCGCATTGCTGCGGCTTGGTGGCATTGTGCGACCTCTTTTGGCGTCAGGTGTACAAGCATAGCGCGTCCTATCTAAAACGGTGGCTCTTCGTTTGGATGCGCCGGAACCCAGAAGGAACAAATAGGCTCCGGCGCAGCATTGGCGTGAGCATCGCCCCGGTTGTAAGCAGCAACAGGAGGGCCGAACATTTGTAGCAAAAATGTCGGCAGATACTCAGACCAAATCACTTGCGAGCCTTCGCGGCAGCTCGCGCAATTGCATCGTCAGCGGCTTGGGCTGCGCGTTCATCGTCGCGCATTTCAGCCTCAAGCATGGCATTTAAAACGCTTTCGCAAATATGAGCGCGTTTAGCGTGGTGAAGGTTAAATGCATCAAAAATTGTGCAAAAAACAGCGCCTAAATGGTGGCTGCTCATACTTTCGGGCAGGGCTTCCACAAAATCGTTCGTGCATTTGGCAATACTTTTTTCAGGTTCTTTCATAGCCCTTGCTCCTCTTTTTCCAGCACAATGGAAATAATTGAGCGGTGAATGCCAGTGTCGCCATTCAAGTCAAGCCCATCCTTCACAAGCGCGTGATGTATCTTGCGCCGGGCAGAAACAGATGCACGGCTCAATCGCGTTTTCTGCGGGTGTTGCCAATCCCAAAACTGCGCAACACCCATATAATCTGGCGAGCCAATAAACTCGCGGTCAATCTCTGTGATCTTGCACAAAGCATTAAACGTCACGTCGGGCAATCCAACCTTAATGCTCATCGACTTCGCCCTCCCATGTGATGCCATGCTCGGCAAAGCG